GGTGCCGTTCCACTTCTTACCTGCGGTAAGCAGCAGCGACAGACCGTTGTTCAGTGCGGTGTAGGCGTTGGAACCGTCAGCGGCACCCTTACCGGCACCCAGCGGATCGGCCAGCGAAACCGACTTGGTGGTCTGCGAAATCGACGCACCGAACGGATTGTCAACACCATTCAGGATCGCGTTGTCGAACGCGAGCGCGATAGCCTCAGCCACCTTGGTGCGCATGACGTTCAGGTAGTTCAGCGGGTTTGCACGAACAGTTTCCGCAGATGCCACAAAGATGGTAGCGATCTTGTAAGGAACAATGTCCTGCTTGCTGAAGTCGCCCTTAGTGACAGGCTTCTTGCCACCCTCAGCGGTCCACTTCGCGGTCACATTGCCGGTCCAGTGGGGGATGCGAACACCGGAAGGTCCCATAGGAATCTTCTGTGCAAGCTGCTGAACGATAGAAACCTTCTCTACCTGGGCGAAATAGTCCTGAGCAACGGAAGGCTCAAGAAAACCCGAAAACATGCCGTCAGTGGTCTGAGACACATTGGTGCTAGTCGGGGCGTTGGTGGGTGCCGGGAAACCGGCCTGACCAACCTTAGGGTTAACACCCGCAGCGAGTGCCATAATATATACTCCTTAAATAGAATTTAACGAACGCCCACAATTTTCTTGAGAGATTCAAGAAGCGGATCGCCGTTCAAGGGGATCGAATTGCCCGACCCCTGTGATGGGTCAATCGGACGGTCCCTAGCGGGAGCCTTACCGATCAATGATTTAACCCGTTCAACACTCTCCGAAACAGTAGTCTCATCATCACCCTGAACAAGTTCAGCGACAGTCATAACATCCTCAGTGGGGATACCGGCGGAAAGAATGGCTTTCAACTTGACAAGCTCCATCTGCCGCGCCGACAACTCCGACTGAATTTCCCCGAACTCGGAGTCCTTAGCAGACAACTGGGATTCAAACTGTGATTGCAAGTCGGTCTTAACTTTCTCGACCGCCTCATTGCGTTCCGTGCGGTACTTAGCCGCCTCTTGACGCAAACCCTGAACATAATCAAGGCTGAATGTTTCCTGCTTAACAGCCTCTTGCTGCTGAGGGGTAACAGTTTCAGTAGTAGTATCTTCGGACATTTTTTGCCTCCTGGGCATAAGGACCCCATCCAGGGGCCGTTGACGGGCCAGACTAAGCTGCCTGCAAGGCAGCCCAATCAGACGACTTAATTTCACCGTTCTCAATCATCTGCCGTAGCTGATTAATTGTTTCCCGATTCTTTGTTGTTTTCTTCCAACGCCGCTCCTTAACGGAGTAGTATTGCTTATCCGGATCAGCTTCAAGCTCATCAGACGCTCTCAAGCTGGCTTTAATCCAGAGACTTTCGGCACGTCGGGCAGCTTCCTCGCCAACCCAATTCGTTTCCTTGAACACCGGCACAACTTTACAGTCGCAGCCGGGATGCCACTCATTCATGGCGGCGTTCACCGCATCGTCGTTAGTCAAAATGTCTGGGTCATCCGCATTCAAACCTGCCTTACGGGCAGACGAATAAACGGGGCCGCGAGCAACCAACATCAAACACCATGCACACGTTTCCTCGCCGGTGGCAACCCTAGCCCAACCGCGAACAGAACCAAGACGCTCCACCTGTTTTTCAATCGGGACAGGTTTTTCAGCCGCCGCAATATCCCTTTCAAGCTCCGCAATAAGATCGGACACCGAAATAGAATCATTGGCCTGCTCCACAGGTTCATCTGGCTGAGGAACATCATCCAACTGAAAATCAGTTTCAACAGCATGAATGATCTGCCTGCGGCCACCATTCTCCACCGCACGCTGAACCCGCAACTGAACCTGCTCCAACACCTTAGGTGAAGCATTCTCAGCCGACATAACCTTACGAACCGGCTCCATATCCTCCACAAACCACTGGAACTCATACGGCTCCAACAGGCGGGCATGATTAGGAACATCCGGATGCCACAAGTCACGCTGCCGGTCATAAAATGTGCGAGCCAAATCTGCGGACTCATCCCTGGCCTGCTTAACCGCAGGCCACAACAACTCCAACAAACCCAACCAATCCCGCACACCCAAACCTACCGGCAAAAACAATCTACCGAACCCCGCCACATACTTCAGAACACCAGCCGTTATCACCGCCTGCGCGGCAGCATATTCTTCCGGAAGCAACTTACGCACCTACCTCAGTAGGAGGAGTTTCTTTCGCAGCAACACTAGACGACGCGCCGGCAGACGCAGCCAACCCAGTAGCCATACCTACCGGAGATTCCTGAGCGTCCCAAGCAGCCATTTCCTCGCGCTCAGAAATACTATAACCCATATCAATACGGGCACGTTCCTTGGGAATAACACCCAAACCTCCTGCATACAATTTAGTGGCAGCATCAGCCTTAGCAGCATACGTCGGAGTAGACGGGTCACGCCACACAGTCTCCAACCGGTAATACTCAGGCGGAATATCCCCACCCTTCATAGCCCGATATGCGATACGCATAGCTTCCTCCCACGCACCACCAAAAATCTTATTCTTCCGCTCAGTCTTTTTCACCAGACGGGACTCAGAAGAACGGATAGCCTCAGCAGAAGCAGGGTTCTCAGAATTAGTGGACAAATACTGCGGAGGCAAACCGGTATATGCGGCAGCCTTACGATCCAACGCATCCAACGCCTCAACAAAATTCCTAAGCTCAGCAGCAGAAAACTGTTGCGCCTTAGCGTCAGGGTCCTCAAACGCAAGAATCCTAGCAACATAAGCGTCAAACAGTTTCTCGCCAGTCTCAGGATCGACACCAATATCTTCCGGCTTAACCCCAAACAGCAGCCGCTGCGGGATCGCCATAATTTCGGCGGTGCCCTGCATGTCCATCAGGATACGGGCCGCAGCATCAGTCACAGACCGCAACTCCGGAGTAATCTCAGACGTACCATACGGGTCAGACAGTCGGGTGCGGTTCTGCAACGGAACCACCGGCACCAACATCAAACCATGCGAAATCTGATTCAACACCACCCACGCACCCTTATCCTTAACCCACTGGATCGTCTGATCCGGCAGATACAAGGTGGCCGACACAACCGTCGAACCGTCATCCGAATACACAGCCCTGATAGCTTGGGTGACACTCTTAGTGCGAGGATCAATCGTCGCATGCAACGTCGTAGGCGGCTCAACCCTGATCAACGGAATGTCAGGATCGACACCCAAATCGACGGCAGGATCGGGCATCGAAATAGTGATATATGCCCGTCCGTAAATCAGGGCATCAGTGTGACCCAACGTGGCCTCAATGTCCAGGTTGTTGGCCTGCCACCAATCCCACAACTCTTTATCCGCCTCATTCTTACCGGCAACGCGGAACCCCTCAATCTCCTGCCGCTCTGCAATAGAGTCAACATACAGACGAGGGTAACCCACATGTGCCAGCAAACCACGCATATTAAGTGGTACAGCAATGCCAATTGCATCCGGCCTGCGCAAACTATCATAGTATTGTTTGGCGTCTTTCAAACCTTCCTGAGCCTGATCGAACGCATTCAACATATCATCTCTGGTTGCATCAATTGATGCTGACGGTGACCCGTCATTCATATACCCATTGGGTGCGTTCTGTTGTGGTGAAGTCATTAGCTAACCACCATTGCCTTCCTCGACCGATTCTTCTTTGACATAAGGTAATCCTGACGACCACCAAACGCCAACACGGCGGCGACAGCGCAGTCAATTTTACGGGACGAATCCTTACTCGCCTTACGGATACTGATAGAATCAAACTGTGTAGGGTGCCTACGCGCATTCAAAACGTGCTGACGTAACGTAGGATCACCATTATGGCAAAGCTCATGCTCCCACACAGCATCCAAAAACCGTTCACAATCCAACCCGAACCGTTTAGTCTGACCGCGCATATCGAATGCGATAGGGTTACCTGGAGTAGCATTAACTTTCATCTTACGTTTAAAGTCCCTACCCCACTGATCGACATACGCCTCAAATTCCTTCACGTCAGCCCTGAACGCAACCACATCATAGGCACTGAACACGTTACGAACATGACTATCCACATCCTCACGCGGAACTTCCTCATTGTGATAGTTGTTAGGGTTCCACACCTTGATGGGGAACAGGGCACCATCCTCGACCCTGCACGCCACCAAAGCCGTCCAGTCATTCGACTTAGACCCATCAAACCCCAACGTGATCTTATCGCCCTTAGTTAACGTAACATCCGACCTGACAGCATCCCACTCATACGGTGCAATCCAAGAATCCTCGGAGGCATTCACCTGATTCAAAAATTTCCGGCGGGATTCAGTGATCGGATTCTTAACATCCAACACCGACTCAACGATAGTTTCAATCGGCAACCACAACGAATCCCCGCGAGCAATCTCCAACCCGGCACGCAACCGTTTCACACCAAGCCCATACCCCTCAGGGTCCTCCCGCTGCGACGGAATCTCAGACACCGGAGTATCCGCCGGTGCCTCCAACGCATCATACAAGGTGCCCACATCCACAGCCTGGCCGGCCTGAACAGCCTGCCACGCCTCATAATCGCGTTCGGCGACAGAATCCTCACCAGGAATATGTGCGTTACAGATCGACAATGTGCGCGAACCAGCGATCTTAGTGACATTACCTTCAATCACATTCGCAAGCTCATGCCCATTGTTGGCTTCCTGCCACCACTGAGTCTCATTCTGAATGACCAGAGTGGGCCGGTTACCTTCCATCGAATGAGGGGATGACGTTACAGCCTCAATCCTACCACCAGCAGCAGTATAGATAATTGTTTTGTTAACATCAAGGTTGTAATCTTGCTTCATCTTAGACGAAATCATCACCGGAAACAACGACATAGTGTTCTTAGTTTGCTCCTGCGAAACAGCCACAATCTGAACCCACGCCGCATGACGCGGCTTACCCACCGGCTGACCGTCAACAAACTTATCGAACGCTACCGGACCACACAACTCCACCAACGACAACGCGGCAGCTAGGGGGTCTTTTTCCGGCGCCTTTCATGCGCCGGAACACCCCATTTCTGTGCGAATATGCACCGTCGTCTTTAGTGGCGTACCACCAAAGGATGAATCTAGCTTGTTCCAGTGTGGGCATGAATGGTTCGCCTGCATGATCGCCTCCCGGCGACTTAACATACTCAGCGAGCCAGTTGATGACTCCCCAGCCTAGCGAGCGTTCAGGCAGATACCAGCCGCCACTTTTTAGTTTACGCCAAACCGGACCAATGAAGTGCGGCTCAGCCGGTACTAACAGTTCTTCGTTCATGTGGGCGGCCCTAAATCCTCCACCGTGAGGAACGAGCGTTTGATAACAACGCCGGAGGAAAAGTTGTCCACAAACATACTGAATTCGATGGTGCCGTCAATATTCGGTGCGCTCAAAGCCTGGATGTAGAAGCTGGATTTGTACTTCCCACCCATGGTTACGGACTGGCCGATAATCAATACGGATTCGTTCATCCCGCCGGCCTGCTCGTGGATAGAACCCGCAAACTGGTCCCCTTCGTTGTCGTAGAATGCCGATACAGAGCAGGCAATACGGTAGGTGTGCCCAACCTGGGCGTTGATTCGATATGACAG